GCAACTAAAGTTGAGGCTGCATTTGACAGGGGCGGTGAGGTTGATGTTGGTATAGGACAAAGCACACCATTTATTCTGTCTGATTTTCTTGGAGAGATTAAGCACAGAACACCACAGAAAATGAATGCTGCCCGTAAGCTTGCTATGAGAATGGTAGGTCTAGGTTTTAATATGTCGCCTAGCACTAAGACAGACGCATTCAAAGAGTTCCGAAACGTAGTTAGACGATTAGCTGCAAACCTAGAGACTGATGATATAACACAAACGGTTCGAGAGTTATCGAAGCGGTTATACCCTTCTCATATTTTGGAAGACAGTACACGTAATCTACTAGAAAAAACAGCGGCACGAATGGGATATGATGCTGATAGCATTCTTGAACAGCTTGTAGTTGAGGATGTAGACATGCAAGCTAACCGTGTACTTATGAAACAAATCAAAGACACCTTGCCAGAGGTCGATGGGTTTGAGGTAGAGGATGCAATCAATGACGCTCGTGATGCTATGCGCGAAGCAATTGCGTATTCGGTTAATGGGCTAATTGTAAATCCCCAAGCACGTCAAAGGTTTTTACCTCTGACTATGTATGGCGATATGAAAGCAGACAGTGTATTGTCTCGCGGTTCTCCCGCCGCTGTTTATGGAAACGAAGTGCCAGCGGAATTTGCTTCCGAATATGCAAGTGAAACCATAGGTCGTCTGACACAAGCAAGTGTTGATGCAGTAAAAGACTTTACTGGTTCAGACGATGTAAAGGTTTTCTTTGTAACAGGGGCAAATGTAGACCCTATGTTTGGCAACATGCCACAGATCACAGACCGTCCGACTAATACTATGGCAAATATGCGTGATAAGATTATTGAAAGCGCACCAACAGCCCGTAAGGAATTAGTATCTGAATTAGTTGACCAATCTGAAGCGGTTCGTAATGGCATCAATGGTATGAGGGCTGATGGTTCTTCTAGTGATTTAGGGGACCATTACTTGTTTGATGATGTCGTAGGTAAAGAGATCGAACGGTTTGGTGCTACTGATATGACTAAAGCGAATGCAGTCTTTTTGAAGGACAGTAAGCCAGCCGTATTTGGGCATCAAATGACATTTAAATCCGATGTTGTTAAGGGTATTACTGATGCTATCAAAAGAACAGCAAACTCACCTGAGATTATTCGACAGGTAGACCGAGCAATAGAAGACAATGTTGGCTTGTTTACTGGTCGTCAAGTGTTTGAAACCCTGTCTAATATCGCTGGTAGTGCCGAAGAACTACGGAGAGTTATGAGGCGCAATAATTATTCTACTATAACAGTAGATGGTGAGACTGTTCTTGTCAGTCCAAAGAATGTTCGCAGTGTCGATAGTCCAGAGTTGTTACACGCTAAACCATTGTTGGGCGAGAAAGAAATAGGATCAGGACTTAATAGCTTTATCATGTCTGAGGCTCGTGTTGCAACTGATGGTGGTGAGGATGCAGTTAAGAGAGCCGCCCATGTTTTAGAACAAGGCGGTGCTGATCCAAACTTCCTAAAAGCGACTATGAATATGCGTCGTGGTAAGAGTTTAAAAACTGGTGAGGTTGAAGCGGTACGCACAGCTTTAACAACTGACACTCAATCAGGGATCATACGTCGATCAGGCATGAACTATGTTGCCGACTTTGCTGAACCCGCCGATGGTAGTGGCGGTCACTATGAACGTATTCACGGCAAGATGGCTCGTATCCTTCAACCAATGACAAGAGCGTTAAGTGCCTTACCAGATAGTAAAAATCCTATGGGGCGTTGGTTCGATGCTGGTCTAAAACAAATGTACGACACCACAGCGGAAGCCCTATCTCGTAGGTTTGGAAATTCAGAAAGTAACTTATTTGGTTTTAACCCAACTCGTGCCGAGGCACAGCCAAAATCACATCAACGTATTGTAACTGCGTTGCGAAATGAAACCGCTGTCAACAAACTCAAACCGAGTGAGAAGAAAGTTTTTACTATGCTCCGTGGATACCTAGATGAAGTAAGATCTAGGCTTGCACAAGCTGGTGAAGACGTTGGTGTGATTGTTGATAATTATTTTCCACAAGTTTACCGAGTGGATTTAATCAATGCACGTCGTCCTGAGTTTGAAAGTATGCTTGCTGATTTCTTTATAGCAGAAGACGTGAACCGTCATGGCGGTAACGCAATGCTCAAGAAAAGAGAAGCTTTAGAGAAAGCAAAAAAAATTACCAAACAAATTGTTGACGAAGACGGGGGTGTAAATCTACCACGAAGTAAAGTCTTCAACGATGGTGGTGGTAATGAAGACTTTCTGAAACAGCGTATGCTAAGACTTGACCAATACCCTGAGTTCTTAGACCCGACCAATCAGAAGAAGTTTCTTGGTGGTTTTTTAGAAAACGACTTAATGGTTGTGATGTCGAAATACACAGAAAATGTTGAAAGACGTTTAGATATATCTGAAAGGTTCGGTCCACAAGGTCACGCCTTAAACGATTATATGGCAATCATTCGTAATCGGCATGATGCTGTTGCTAGGCTTCTATCAAGTGACAAGATACTCAAGTCAGACTACCATGTTCTCTCGTCTGGTAACGAACCAGATCTAACTGGTGCAGCCGTATTTAAACAAACGGGCAACTCTGCATTGTTTAAAGCTCCGTTTGCTACAAAGAAAAATGCAGACTTCTTTACTGATGAACTTGTACGCAAAGCTGCCAGTGGTGCAAACAAGGACGACATGGTTAGAGACATCATGGATCTAATGGCCCCGACACCAGACAGCGATGAATTTAGCGATCAGATGCGGAAGAACTTTCGTAAACGTGCCGAGGCTATTGCGAATGCTTTGGAAGACACTCGTGGATTTACTAAGTTTCCAAGTGAAGCGAATGCTAAACATGCGGAGAACTACATTGATTTGTTGATGAATAAACCAAACGGTTCTGAAGCATGGCGTAAGGCTTCCTCTGCATTGCGAATGGTCAACGGTGTAACTCTACTTTCTTTCACAACTCTGACATCGCTTGGTGATTTAGTTCTACCACTAATCAGATCAGGTAACTTCAAAGCATGGACTTCAGCATTGAAGAACTTTGCTTCCGATCCTGTTTCTGGTTCTGCTTACCGAGACATGATTAGAAACGTTGGCGTTGCAGTAGAGAATACAGTGCATCAACGAATGTCTAACTCTTATGGGATTGACGCTAACCGTTTTACTACTGGCTTTTTCACAGCAACGGGGCTAACTCCCTGGACCGACATGATGCGTGAGATAGCTGGTTCTACAGCCTTTGAACATTTCAAAGCTAGTGCGCGGATTGCTATTGAAAATCCAAACACTCGCCAAGGCCGACTAGCTAAAAGAGCATTGGATGAATTTGGACTACAAGAGTTGTATCAGAAGGGTGCGCCCCACATCGACATGATCATGCGTTCTGGTGGTACACAAGCTCAACATCCTATGTATGAAAAAGTATCAACAGGCATGATCAAGTTTGCAAACGAAAGTATCTTTACGCCAAACAAAAATGATCTACCACAATGGGCAACAACACCAGCGGGTCAGTTAATTTTCCAACTCAAGTCTTTCCCTCTCAAGATGCTACGTCTTGGTAGGTATTCTTTCTCTGAAGCTTTACGCAAAGATGATCCTAACTTTGCACCAGCACTACTATATATGACCGCTGGCCCAGCGATGGGTTTTACAGCCGCCAATGTGAAAGACGTTGTTCAGATGCGAGGCGGTGAGGACAACCGTGAAGCTGAATTTAGAGATCGTAAGTTATCCAAGACTGTTACGCCACTTGAAGGAATGCTTAATGACAATGCAGACAAAGCTTTGGGCTGGTATTGGGATGGCTTTATGACAATGGGTGGTTTGGGTATCCTTGGTGAACTTATGTACGACACAGTTAATCAAGCCGACAACGGAGCCTATGGTCAGGTTCGGGTTGCTCAAACATTTGCTGGTCCGACATCTGGATTGTTCTTCGATGCTCTCACTGTTCTTGGTGGTGGTATGTCTGCTACTGGTGACGTGATTAGTGGCGAAGGAACTAACGGCAAAGAACGTGCAGCGGTTAGGGCAATCCTAAGTCGCTTGCCTGTTGCTGGTCAAATGTCTGGTGTCCGAGAAAAAGGTGTTGACTTATTAGCTGGTGAGAAGGGTGCAAGGGGATAAGCTAGTAGAGCGTCGAGGTAAGTACGTGCTATATCGTGATGGTCGTGTTCTGATCATCACTAGAAGCAAAACCATTGCGCTTCATGCTCAAAAAATACCCCGCAAAAAGCGGGGTAAGTATGGAGAAAAAATGATACCATAATGGTATTAGTTATTTCGGTAGTGTCGTCCCTTTAATTGCGCATTCATACGCAAGGCCAGCATACCCAACCTTGTCAGAGTAGCTATCTATCTTGTCAGGTGATCTACACGCCCGACAAGTCTTTAGCCAATCCATCATTAGACATACGTGAAACGGTAACAGCCGCCCGTAATTCTCCATCGCTATAGTTATTATAACATTCCAGCCAGAAACTATGTCCCTCATATTATCAATAGCCTCGCCGTACTCTTCATGGCGATCACCAGATATAAGCTCTTGACCTTTCTCTATCGGTTCGTCTGCTAATCGTTTACCCATTTGGTAGGCTCCCTATAACCGTACTTGATCAAATCAACATTTTGTTCAACAGCTTTAACTTCTAGCTCCATCAATGTTTCTTTGACGTGTTTAAGTTTCATCCTTGCTTTGTGTAGATCATCATAGTTGTCACCATCCTTTTCGAGTTGGACAATACGATCACCTATGCTTTCTATCTCTGCCTTTTTTCTTATAATATCTTTTTGGGTGTCCGTAATTTCATCCCAAGGAACGTCTGCCTTTTTCATATTCTTGATACCATTTTAAATTGTTCATACTTATCGCATGGTTCTAGTTCTTCTTTGCCTGTTAATTTGCAACTGAACCCACCATTATTATTTGGTTTGGAATTTTGACAATAGCGACATGCTGGGGATAGCTTTGGCTGCTCCCAACAAGAAGTCCTTTTAAAACACATCTTACACCGCCAATCCTCGGGGTAAGAAGCTATCCTTCCAGCATGTCCATCAAGCGCAGCTTGAATGTTATTATAGATTTCGTCCCATTCGGATTGGTCGAAGTGGACAATCTCTGCATGGTACTTAGAGTTATTTTTACAGTAACTAACAAACAAACTACGCTCAATTCCAAACATCGCCATCATCATCATCATCTGACAATAATACTTTTTGTGCGAAGACTTCACACCATACGAAACAAACTTGTTATAGTTCGCCTCATTCATTGTTTTAATTTCGAGGATAGCTGGTGGAGAGCCATCCTCGAAATCAACTAGCCCATCTGAATGACAGACTATATGACCACCCAACCAAGACCGAGAGTGCTGCCTACCAGTAAGACTGTCCTTTTCGTATACACGAAGGTCGGCCATTTTTTTAAGGTCACGCACTATTTGGTCTTCAAGTCTATGCCCTTCCCGAAATATACGTTGAAGCTGTGGATCAACACCGTCATTCGGAAAACCCCTTAACGATAGCTGAAGACGTGCCACGCAATCGTGACCACTAGAAGCCCCGATATAACAACGGACTTCTTCTTTCCGCTGTTTTACTGCCTCAGTAAATCCAGCGTCTATCGCCTCTATTATTTCAAGAGCTTTAGGGTCAACAGGGTGGTTCATCCAAATGGAATTTCGTCGTCCAGTTCAGAACCACTAAAGTCTGATGATGTTACCTCGTTCAAGTTGGCTGATTTTTCTGTACTCTTTACACTCAATTGTGTGTCCTTCTTTCCCTTCCAAATATTAATCTTAACTGGTTTACCAGTGTAATAGCCAACGTCGGGTGGGTTACTACCCTGATAACCTATAGCGTTAAGAAGAGACTTTAGTTCTTGAAGGGCAATATCTTTTGTTATTACGTTATCATGCCCAAACAATATCCATTGTTTGCGAGAGCCTTTATCATTCTTATAATTAACTTCAAGCTGGTCATGCCCCTTGGATGTTTTTGTTACTCTCGCCCCTTCGATCATAACCTCGTGTTCCCCACGATCTAGTAAGCTAGACCTTGGTGCTTCGGAAACTTTAACGTTTGATAAATCTAAATCTAAATAACTCATGCTGCTTTTCCTTGTCTCTTTGTGTTTTCAAATTCTTCATTGTTCATCACCAATCTCTGAACCAGTGACGCTACATTCGTACCTTCCTCTGCAACTCGAATGCGGTTGTGGCAATCTCTTGTTTTGCCATGCCATCCCGATATATTTCCTGTCAGTGTGTAGCGGGACATTTTAATTTTTGATTTACCTTCAGCATTTTTCACTGTCTCAGATTTATTGATAAGTGCTGCCACTACGTCAAAGGTTCCACAAAAAGCTTCCACTTTAGACTTTTGATGAAGCATAGGCCAATAGTTTGCCATGCCATTTTCATCTTTACTCTCCGTCGCAAGGGCGGTGCAAACCACATGGATAGGTAGGTCACGAAGGTCATTGATCATCGGGTCAATCTTTTGAGTATACAACTCGTATTTCTTGAACCCGTCTTTTGGATTGTCATTATCAAGTGTGGCTTCAGTAAAAGCGCGACGACTTAATTCTGTAAAGCTATCAATCGCAATCCATTTGTAACCAGCATTTTTAAATTCGTCTGAAGTTACATAACCCATAAGGTCTTTGAAACTGTAACCCCCTGGATGTTTGGACTGATCTACTGGATGGTCAAAGCTATAGAACGGAAGGTAGTCAATATTTCTATCTGCAACGGAAGCTAGTCCACCTTCACCTGAGAGGATCAGACCCTTGCCAAATGTGTCTTCAAAATGTCCAAGTGCTGTTGTCTTACCAGCACCCGCATGACCATAGATCAAAACGTTTAAGTGAAGGTTGTTTACATCACTTGTAGTAAAAGGTTTAATTTTCATGTTTTCATTACTTTCACAGTGGTCGTGCCGCGTTTAATAGTAAGAGCCTTACTGAGTTGTGATTTAACCGTAACGTCTGCGGCATCGAAAAGACGTTTGGAAACTGTAAAATTTGTACTGATACATTCGGGCAAGTTACCTTCGCTAAACATTTCTGTTAGCATTGACTTGTCCCAATCGTATTTGATTGGCGTGGTTATTTTTAATCGTCCTTCGTCTTCAAAAGGAATTTCTATTTCGCAATCGTCTTCAGTAAACTCTGCTAGTATTTGCTCACGCAAATATTCTAGTGTTACTTTTATTCTCTCTAGTTCTAGTTGGTTTGTTCTATAGTCAGATGCGTACTGATCTAATCTTTCTTGCCGAGACTTTTTATGAAGAGGTATGTTCTCGTAACTATTTTCAGTGTTCATAATTTTAACCATTGCGTAAGACGTGTTAGACGTGTTAGTAACACAACCGTTACACCAATACAATAGGAATAATTTATGCACTTTAACATTCAAAAATTACTGAATGACTTGGGGGGTGCTAGTACGGTTGCAAAGCAAATAAGCATTGGTCGTACAGTCCCTTACGGTTGGGTGCGTCGAGCGTTCATTGGTTCACATCACTTATCAAAAATTAAAGAAGCTAACCCTGAGTTAGATATTAACGATTACTTTGAATTAGAGGACAATCATGGCGCAACAAATACTGGAAGCAGCACTTGAATATTTAGACAGAGGTTGGTCAGTCATACCAATCAAGAAGGGACAGAAAGTCCCAGCGATTGCATGGAAAGAATATCAACATAGGCATCCGACAGAGGATGAACTATACAGTTGGTTTGAAAACACTGACCATGACATAGCTGTTATTTGTGGCACGATAAGTAAGCTTGTTGTTGTCGATACAGACGACGAGCAAGCAACAGATCTGGCTAAACAAAAGGGGTGGGATAGAACACCTTACAGAGTAAAGACAAGAAAGGGTTTCCACTTTTACTTCTATAATGAAAGTCGCATTCAAAAGGGTAAGCTCCATGATAAGATCGACCTTCAAGCTGAAGCGTCATACGTCCTTGCGCCACCTTCATTAGATAAAACGTTTGCACCTCTACCTGATTGTGACCCTACTGATTTACCAAGATATAACGGTCCTCTTGCTGGTGGTGCTAACGTTGTCCCTATACACACCCACTCTCGTTATGAAGAAATAAATCTAAATGAGGTCAAGCTTAAAACGAATGCGTGGGAAGAGGCTCAATCATTTGTCGATAGAGAAGGGAGAAAGCTAGACGCTGGGGACACTTGCCATAACCGCATCGTAAGTTGGGTCGGACATTTGATTGCGCTAGAACTTAGTGGTCAAGAAGTATTCGATCAAGCAATGCTTTGGTGTGATACGTTTATGAAAGATCCTTTTCCTGATACCAAGGTCAAAGGTATTATGCGTGATCTTGGACGCAAGGAAGAAATAGAAGAACAGTACAAGCCAGAACCAAAAGAACCTACCAAGTTTGACCCTATTACTACAGCGTCAATTGATGATCTTGCAAAGACTATCGGTGAGCAAACTTGGTTTGTCGATCCAATCATCCCCTCGAATGATGCAAGTCTTACTATGATCTTTGGTTACAGCGGTCACGGTAAATCTATGTTCGCTCGAAACATGTTGTATGCAGCATGTGTCGGCAAGATGAACTACGGTCCCTTCATCCTCACTGACAAGCCGCGTGTTCTTTATCTTGATCTTGAGAACGGCAAGCGAAATGTTCTAAAGTTTTTGAAGCAAGCGAAGAATACTTATGGGGATGCTGGTGATAGGTTTATGATGTTCGCTCCGTTTCAGCATATGGATATGAACCTCAAGACTGACAAAGGCATAAGTGTCCTTCAAGATTTAATTAACCAGACCAAGCCCCACATCGTTTGTATTGATACTGTAAGGACTGCATTTGTTGGATTGTCTGAGAACGAAGGAAGGGAATGGTCAGAGATAAACTCTTTGATCTTGACCTTGCGTAACGCTGGTATCTCTGTTGTTCTTGTTCACCATGCAAACAAACCTCAAGGCGATGGTGCGTCAGGATCATATGCTGGATCAACCAACGCTCTCACCAATTTGGAATTTGGTATCAAGGTAACACAAGTCTATGACGACCAAGACAAAGCCAGATCGAAAGCTGGATTGTGGTCAGCCGACATAGAGACTCCATTGCTCCATCGACTAGACATGCCAGCCGCGTTACGTCAGGGAGAAAAGATGGCAGTCAAGCTTGAAGTTCGGTTTGTTAAGAATAGAGAAGCCGACGAAAGTTTAGAAGACCTAAGTTATGTAGGCTATGCTATCGACCATGAGCGAGAAACATTTAGATGTGTGTCTGTTAAGACAACCAAACAAAGAGCAATGGAGTTATCTAGACCGAGAAGAGACAGTGAAGGGACAGTGCTTCCACCCATTTCAAATCAGGAAATTGCAGACAATTTAAACGTTCATGTTAGCATAATAAATGAATGGGTTCGTCCAGCAACTTCCAAAGAAGTCTCAAAATATATTGCAAATATTCAATAAAAATTTTGGATATAGAAAGTAAACTCGCGTATCCTTCTACCCGTCTTGTCTGCCGCGCCAACAGCGCGGCTTCCCACGTCGTCTACTCGTCAGCGAGTTTAACGGTGTTCGCTAAAAAGTCAACCCTAGTTGTGTAACTATTTACACGAAAGTTGTGTAGTGTTATATACGTTACATTAAAAATAACAGGGATGGGTAATGGCTAGGAAGTCACCGATTACTCCCGACATAGAGCAGTGGTTAAAATTAAATCATAAACTTCACACCCATAAACAAATGGCTGCACGTATCGGGTGTTGTATAGAAACGGTTCGACGCGCATTGGTTCGCCTCGAACTTGAAGTAGTTCACGGCGCAAAATATCAAAGACGTGCTTCACCTCTACGGTGGTCACGTCCATGCATTATATGTGGTTGCAATAAGTCGCGCCCTCGAATGCAGTTTAAATGTAACGCTTGTCACGACAGAGAACGTGACGCTGATAAGCACATGCCTTGTAAAAGAAACATTACTATAAGCTTACCAAGGATGGAACTATGTCCAGACAAAAAAGAAAAGGCGATGGCTACGAGCGAGAACTTGCAGCTTGGTTGAACACCAATGTCTACAAAGAACAAAGGTGTGAACGCACTCCCCTTAGTGGCGGGGGTAAACATGGGATGGGCTACGGTGACGCAGACCTACTCGGAACACCCGAAATATTTGTGGAAGCCAAGAGGGTCGAGAAGCTGGCGTGGCGGGAAGCTCTTGCACAATCAGAAAGAAACGCGCACGGTAAGAAGACAGACCAAATCCCCATAGTTGTTACTCGCCGTAACAGGGAAAGCACAGAGGATAGTGTTGTCTTCCTTCGACTATCTACATTCTCGAAAATGTACGAGGCATTCTTACGTGAAAGAATGAAGTTGTAAGGACGACAAGTCCCTCACTTATTCGTAGTATAAAAAAAACTTTACTCTCACTTTACTCCTACAAATTATTATCGTTGGAGCAAAGACAATAGCTATTCTAGAAGCAGTCATGGCGGCGAATGCCTCATTTGCAATTATAAAAAAAGCCCTAGAAAATTCTAGGGAAGTTAAAGATATGGTTAGCCATGTCGGAAAATTTCTTACGGCTGAAGACCAACTTAAAGAACAGGTAAGGAAGAAACGAACTTCCCCTTTGACAGCTATTACTGGTGGTGAAGAGGGTGATTGGGAATGCTTCCAACAGCTTGAGGATATTAAAGAAAAGCGCAGAGAATTAGAATCCTTTTGTCGCTTGTATGCAAAACCTGGAACTTGGCAGAGGTGGCTGGATTGGCAAAATGAAGCAAGGAAAATGCGTAAGGCTAGACAGAAACAGTTAGAGAAAGAAAGACAAGAGAGGATTGAAGCAGTCAGCATGGTTGCTGGTGTTTTGTTAGCTGTGGCTGTCGTCCTCACTGGAATATATTTCATCGCAAAATTCATGGGGAAAATCTAATGTCATTCTTTGTATTGGTCTTTTCTATTTGGGGAAACACAGGTGTGGAGTGGGAGTACATCGGCAATCAGTACATATACAATACACCAATGACATTGGAGCAATGTATGTTCATCGCGGCACAACCTAACTGGTCAAAGATAGAGAACAATGAATACTACAGAATGAGTATTGAATGTGTGCCGATGAACAAAGGTGTGAGTGCTACGCTTGAAGCTCCGCACAATGGAAAAGAAATGGGGACATGATGGGTATAGAAAGTTTAATAACAGTTATCATAGCCTTGATTGGATCGGCTGGGTTCTGGTCATTTGTCACCATGAAGGAGAAGACAAAGAGGGAAGCTGCAACTGAGTATCAGAATACTTTGAAGGATCAAGTAGATCGACTTGCTAACAAGCTCGACATCTACACCAAGGACAAGGAAGACTTACTTAAAGAAATGGGTAAGCTTCGGAGCGAACTTGCAACAGCACAAGCAACCATCAGTCATTTAGAAACACTACTAAGAAAGTAATGACACGAACAGACCAAATCTTTATTGGTCGTGCGGGTGAATTTTACGCAGCCTTTATATTAGAACGTCATGGAATACGCACTACCCACGTTGACTTACCACACGACGACTTGTGGTGCGATACTCCTAACCGTGGCATGGTTCGGGTACAAGTTAAGGCTTGTTCAAAAGCAATGGTGCATGGCGTCAAGGCTAGGCCAGCCCGATATTCTTTTCAGTTCGGACCCAATCGAAACATCTATGATGGCATCTACATCCTTGTAGCCTTGGACAAAAAACTTTGCGTTGCGTTTAGAAGGGACGACACGGTGGGAAGAACTCTTAAAATAAAGCCTGATCGTTTTACTGAAGAAGAGCAAACGCAAACTATTAGAAAGGCTTTTATGTTATGAGAAAGATTAACCAGATCATTGTCCACTGCACGGCAACCCGTCCTGATTGGTGGGAAAACAAAACACTTAACGAACAAGTCAAAGAAGTTGAGAAGTGGCATACAACACCACCTCGTAATTGGTCGTCAATCGGATACCATTATCTCATTGGTAGAGGTGGAGAGATTGCCCAAGGTAGGCCAGTAGAGAAGTCAGGCGCACATGCCAAGGGACATAACTCTGATAGTATTGGCATCGCATTGTTCGGTGGCTTTGGTAGTGACGCTGATGATCTAGCAACAGATCACTTCACACCACTACAATTAGCAGCGGCTTACGATTTAATTCGCAAGCTACAAGATCAGTACAGTATCAAGAACGAGAATGTGATTGGTCACAATCGTATTTCTACAAAGGCTTGTCCTGGATTTAGAGTACAGAAGTGGCTGTCAGGTATGAAACTCTCAGAGGCTACTGCTAAGAAGCCAGAGCGTACCAAGCCAAGACAATCGAAGACAGTCAAGGCTAGTGCTGCAACCATAGCTGCATCCGCTGGTACAGCGGTGACATCACTCACGGGAATGAATGAGACAAGCCAGTACATCATACTAGCGTTTGCTGGCATCACAGTATTGTTCGGACTTTATATAATGAGGGAACGAATTAAAGCATGGGCCGAGGGCTGGCACTAAAAGGATATGGGAATGATGTTTGGAAGCAAGCTTCAGCTATACTTGCTGATCGGCGCGGCCTTTATACTAGGAGTGCTTGGTATCTATTCGTCAGGTATCGCACGAGGCCAAGATAAAATTAAACGTAAAATGGATCAAAAGCTAATCGACGACATGAGATTAGCCAAGGATGTAGATGATGAAATCAATTCAATGGATGATGATAGGCTCAGTCAGCTTGCTAATAAGTGGGTGCGCAAAGATAACGAGTGATAGCTATTGTGATGTAGCATTCCCTATGTACTTTGAAGATCAAGAAGCAATCAGATCGTTAGAAGAACACGACTATGAACTAATGGTAGACGTGTTAGTACACAATGAAACCTACGAAAAGCTATGTGATTAGACACCGCTATTGACTAATAGTGTCGTTTCCGTTACAACCCCCCTAGTACCTTGTGTGCTTTAACTTTAACTTTATGGGGGAACTATGGATATAAAACAATTAAATCAACGGTATGCGCTTCACTTGGCTGAGTTAGAACTCGCGCAGTATATGGGTGAGTTGTATCCAGCAGAAGAGGGTGAGGGGGAAAAGATAAGAAATTATTTTATGTCCACTCCTAATCGTCGAGCTTTTGGAATTAAGTGTGCGATTTGTACATTAAAAGATATGGACTGCCCACCAAGTAAGATTGCCCAGCGGATTGGTGTGTCTATCAACGCTGTAGATACTATGATTAGTGAATGCGAAAGTTGCGGTTGGATAGAAGTAACCAGACTAGAAAACAACTATCGTCGTGTTCGGGCGTCACAAGTGCTAGTCGATCAGTGGGTAAAGTACGCAACTGTTGTTGCAGACTATTCCGTTGATAAAGATTTCGGCGGCATCCAATCAGCTAGGAAATACCACAAAGCTAATGGGTAACTTTAACCTTACAACTAGCCAAACCAAAGAGTATTGATATGATTAAAATTTTAAACCTTAATATATGTCTACCCAAGCAACTTTTGCTAGGCAACATTACAGGCAATAGGATTGCCAGAAAGAAGCATCTAATTCAAGGGAGGGAAGAAGATGTATCAGAACCATGCGTATGCTCCACAAATAATGGAGTACCAAGCTATGAATGAGAATATTAGACTAGACATAGCAAGGCTAGAAGCCAAGCTCGATATGGTAGTCCAACTACTAATGACTAAATCGGACGCGCCATTAGAGAACCCTTCGGGCAGTCAATTAAATATAGCAGAGGCAGCTTTGCTACGTCGGCTCACAACTAAACAACACTGTGTCGCACAACTCATAGTCAAGGGTTGGAAGAATGCAGACATCGGAGAAATGATGGGTGTAAGTGAGAACACTATCAAGCTTCACGTATCTGCAACAGGTAAAAAGATGGGTCTAAAAACTCGTGGCTCTATTGCTGTAGCATTCAGAGACATATGTAACAAAGCAACATCGGGTGAGTATGAAGCTGCATCTGAGGGACTACCTATGACTTGGGGCGACAACGCCAGCATAGGAATGAATGATCCTCTTGCACCATTGTATGCACCAACTAAAAGATAGGGGGGATCATGGGATTAAAATTACACACTCGTGAAAACTCTAGCTACTATCAGGCTGTTGGATCACTCAAGGTAAACGGACGCAAGCAACGCATCCGCAAATCTCTTGAGACATCTGATCCGCAAGAGGCACATTTAAAAATGCTTCAGCTTGAACAGGGGATCTTGCTTGGGAAAGTATCTATCAAACCTAAGTCAACTTCCTCTAATCCTACCTTCCATGTTGTAATCAAATCGTTCATGGCTGATCCTTCAACGGCATCAGGTCGAACAGCTAGACAGATACTAGAAAAATTAAATGATTGTTTCGGGGACATGTATGTGTCCGACTTCGTAGCAGCCGACGCAACTCAGTATGTTTTTGAAAACCACACGTCGCTAGGTCATAGTGCTTCACACACCCGAAGAGTAATAACACAACTCCAATCGGTGTTGAACTATGCGAAGGACCAAGGCTTTCGCAGTGAGAGAATTACATTGCGGAAACCACCAGAAGAAGAGAAGGAAATTGTGACGCTCACACAGAAAGAAGAAGAGGCAATCTTTCGTAAGCTCAAGCCGTGCAATAAACGGTTAGCGTCATTCATCCTTAACACTGGCGCACGTCCAGCGGAAGCATACAACCTTCGTAAATCTAAGTTAGATTTTCCAAGGAAGAAGTGTGTGCTTACGTCAATCAAAGGACGTAATCGCAAACCAAGATCAAGAACCATCCCTTTAAATCCTCGGGCGTATGCCGCTGCACATGGCAACCAAGCTGCACCAATGGATCAAGAGGGTGACATGTTGTTCACTTACAAAGTAGACAACTATCATAAGCCTTATAACACTGAGGCTGGTTACTCGTACTTCTATAATGATTGGACTGACGTATGTAAAAGTCTTGGCATTAAAGACAAACCGCCTTATACCATGAGGCATACATTCGGCTCTCGCCTTGGCGAGAACAACACACCCTTCGCAGTTATCTCAACTCTGATGGGACACACCGATCCAAAGACAACGATGCTATACGTGCATCCAGAGTTCGAGGATCATATTAAGGCAGTCACGTCTATCTGATAGCATGTGGCAGTCACACAACGTCGAAAGTTGCTACGGCCCCGTAGCTCAACTGGATAGAGTAGCCCCCTCCTAAAGGACTACTTATTCCCTGGAAATAACTTTCGATTATTACTGGTGATAATCATTTGGGTGTCACCTTTAAATTTTTAACACGTCCTATTCTTGATAGGATCACACATCGAAAGGCAAAGTTGTGACAACAAATACAGGCAATATAATATCGTTCATGGCGGCTAAATCAAACGACGAAAGGATAGAAGAACCTAACCTTTCAGACATACCATATGATGAACTAGTCGATGTAGTAAGGTGTGAACTAGAGCAAGTTGTGAAAAACATTTTGCCTAACAACTGGACACAGGATGATGCTCAGTTATTAGGCGAGGCTTTTAATGATGTACTAAAAGAGACATCTACTGATTAAGAACCAATCAGATTATAAACAGTGACCATCCTACTTGTTGGGGTGGTCTTACCTACGAAGTGCTTGTCCACAGCGGCAAGCATTTTCTTTTTCCAAGCTTTGTTCTTGAGCGAGAGACAGATAGCAAGAACCAACTTGTCATTGTCTTCCATTTTCTCGCTCAGTCCACATCGAACATAGCCATCCTTATCTATGCTGATAGCTGGCGCACCATCAATAACATAGAGTTGTTTGCGTGTAGTTCTTAGGTCAGTCATTCAGCTAATTCTTTTGTCCGAAAGAAATCTTTGTATGATGGATTGCAGTGCATGAAGTATCGGGCGTAGTAAGCTCTATGATTGTTACTCAATTTAAACTTATCATTACCTCGTGTCTCAATGTCGGTGTGCCATCTGATCCTCTCAAAGACTGAGTTGATTGAATACTCCTCATACCCCTCGTGAATAATATCAAAGGTAAACTTCTCAACCAATTCGTAAACGTGTGGATTATTATTGTGAAACTCCCACCATTTCTCTTTAAGTGTCATGGCTTTCTCCTTTCACAAAATTTTCATAAGCCTCAATCTTTGATTGGAAATTGTAGTTACTATCTCTTACCGTCGCGGCTCTGCGCTGAAGGTCATAGATGTTTGACTTGCCTGTTGAGGTGTAGCTTTCGGCTGCATCATCAATAAGTTTCAGCAAGTATTGGTATTTGAATTTAAGTTCTGAGTTGTTCATAGTATCCCCTCGTCCTTGAATTGTTGTTCAAGAACCTGTGCAAGTTCTGGATTTATGTGCTGCATTTTATGAAGGAACTCTTGTGCTTCGACTTGAGCGTGGAGTTTAGATAACTCCCTCGCCTTGGCATTCCTCGCATCGCTCTCTTCGTTCTTCAAGCCATCCACCATTGACGTAATCGACAACGGCAATTTCGTGGTAGACGTAGCCCTCTCCTTCGCAATAGCCACATCGCATGGAAGAGGTGGTCTGAGTGTCTTCCCCTCGTGTTTCGTCTTCGACCATTCTCGTTCCTTTGCTAACATGATCACTGATAGTTCTCGTTCATCCCAATCGTGGAACTTCCTTCCTAAAAATGGTCTGATCATTCGCGCATCTTTCCAACTATCTGTTGAAGCTTGTCCTTTAATTCGAGAAGTTCAGTCGCGTCGAACACACTAAACGCTGAGTGATGTCCTTCCTTCAGAGAGGTTAGCTTTCTATCCATGCGCTCTAGTATTTGTATTGCCCGTAGTTTTTTATCCATTCTTGTCCTCATAAAAAATGTGATTGCCCACCACCGCGACAGCCCTCATTGCTTTAGCCCATCGCGGCTTTACTTTTTTGTTGTGATAATGGTGAACGTTATGCCCAACGATACGACGCTCCTCAGTGTCGAAATCTTTCAAGGCTTCAACAGCAACAGACAAAGACCTTGACCATGCTCGGTTATCTTTAGGCTTGTCTGACTTGCCATCGCAGTACCAACTGAATTGGCACAGATGTTTCTTTGGGTTGCCATTGGCATCTAGGTAAGCTTGCTTCACTACCCCACACACATCGTCTGGATAGTCGGGGCTGGCTACTCTGTTAAGTGTGACTTCAGCTATTGCAAATTGTCCTAGCCGATCCTCACCTCTTCCCTCAAAATAGATGTTCATACTTAGGCAAACGATTGATGCGGTGCTTAACAACACTGGTCTTCCTTTCCTGTTTATAGTGAGGAAACTGTTGATCTATCAGACGACATACTGTTGTGATCTTGTCGTAGTCTTTGTGCCTGATACGGTTCACTCTGATTACGCAACTCACCCGCCACCAAAACATTCGAGGTCGCCAATCATAAAGCTTGAACCATCCCTTCTTAATCGTAGGTGACATGCGTTGATCAAATTCTAGTTTCATTTCTATCTCCTGTGTCGGTTACGCTACACTTTAGTTGTGTTAGTTGTCAAATAAAAAAGGCTCACCCAATGGGCAAGCCTCACATTTTCTTACAACAAGGAAGCTTATCTAAGCTTCAGCTACACTCTCAAAGTCAATTAAATCTAAGCCCATTATGTTCTTGGACTCATTACTTTGTGGACAAGTATTAAATAATTCCAATACTTTAGCCCTCGCTTCGTCGCCTGTTCTGGCTTCGATCTTATAATCAATAGTCTCAACTCTCTTGACTATTGCTTCGACGCTTACCTTCCATTCCATAGTAGTACACCTTTCCTACTAAGTTGTTGTCGTGAATATAATACAACAACGGAAGTTGTCTAGTCGTCCCTTAATGCACAGTGAATTGTTTCAATGCCCATAGATGGGTCGGAGTAGGGATACCGTCGTTGTTCTTGAAGTCCATTGGTGTTACCACCAGTGCGTCACCTGTTGCTTGACAGTCGTAAACATTTTCCACATCGTCTAATACATCGTCTTCAAAATCACCGACAAACAATAGATCGTATGGTCCTTTCTTATTGACTGCTACAAAACAGGTAGCAAATTCCAAGGCATCAAAGTTCCTAATGGATGTAGCCATTTCAGAAGTGAGGGTCGCATGTAACATCCGCATTGCCGACACATCATCACAGTCTCGTACTGCTACAGCCATTTCTGTTTCGTGATCTTGGAAAATAAAGATTGCTTCAGCCATGCCTAACTCCTTTTGTAGACAACAAGCTTCGCATTATCTTGGGGTATCATCGTCCCAAAAGTAGGACGATAAATGTTTTATTTAGGTTGACTGTCCAGCTTCCAAACTCGTTAACGAACCTCTTGCTTTAAGACCAATTTGTTTTTTAATCTTATTGGAAATTTGTTCATAAGTTTTTGAGTGTGGATCAAGGCATCTACTTTTATCATCTTGTAGATCATATTCATATGTTGCCCACTGAATGTAATGTAGTTGCTTTTCAGTTAGCTCAATAGTGTAGGTCTTTGGTCTAGCCCTACCTCGTGGTATTGTTTCCCAAGCCATTTACTTCCCTTCCAATGTAGTTAAGTGATCGTCAATAAAACACTGATCAATCGCTTGATCTATGTTCACTACAAGCACACCGTTCTTTAGAGACACAGCTATGGTGTCACCGTCTTGGCAGAAATGATTGAGCCTACCAATCCAGATACGCCTGTCACCTCGCTTCGGTGTGCGTCGAAAGCTAATGGTCGTATCAACTATACCATCGGCTGTTGTGATCTGAGCATTGACAATACGCTTCTCGCCAAACTTCAGCTTGGCAAAGTCAATACCAAGATGCAGCGCAAGAGTACGCAAGGATGCAGTCGTATCGAACTCTGCATTCTTGAGCATGTGTGCTGAGATTTTCTTATGCCCTGTTGGTTCGGGCATAAGGTCGATAACTTTTTGTACTTGGTTGTTACGTGTCATATTAATAGTCCTCTTGATTGTTAAGGTTGTGCCAGTAGTCTATGTCTTCTTCTTTGATGTATCCTAAGTGGCACTCAGGGTATCTCTCCCTAAGTGCATCCAAGGTTTCATCGGCACTCATTTCGATATGAATTTCTGTGCCGCATTCGTCACGTCCAACAGCTAATCTTCTATTCATCTTCATCCTCCCACCATTGTCCTTGACCTTCATGGTCTTTGGGTTTCACATCACGCCACCTCCAATCAGGATCAGTTACTAGGTTGGGTGCAAAGAAAGGTCTGTCTGCATCGTGGCACAAAGATATTCCTTCGTAACGACAGCTTTCTAATCCGTTCATTTCAGCAAGCAATTCGTAGAAGTCTTTGCCGCCAAAATCTCCGTACCCTTCGTAGTTTGTTTCCTTCCAGACGTTTCCTTTGTTATCTTTCATGTAAATTGTTTGACCACCACGCCCCGAAAACATATTCATTATTGGTTCGTCTGTGTCATTTGTATGCCAAGAAAATACACCCATTATATCTCTCCTAGTTGATCGTTAAGTCTGCTAATGATTGCTGCCAAAGCATTTCCTAAGTGCTGCTTCGGACAGTTAAGTACGACATCAGTGACATCGTATCTGTTGAGTGATGCTGCCTCTCGTACATCCCTATTGGCTGAACAGCTTTGTAAGTTTGTTCTCCCTCCTAGATTAAGGGCTGGTCGTCCGTCTTTCATAACGATAGGGTCAGGCGGTGTGATACGTGCGCTGCCACCAACGCTCATGTCATTTAAAAATTCTAATAGGCTCGTCTTGTCAGTCGGTACATCTACCTCGTTCCAATCCTTGCCAAACTCTTTTCGTGCGTCAGCTTGAGTGCCAACCCATGAACCTTCGCCGTTTGTATATAGTCTCATAACGTACTTCTCCTTTCGTGTAGCGTAACCGTTACACGTTAGTTGTTTAAGTTGTCAAGTAAGTTGTCTTAGTTTCGGTACTGAGTAGGTCCGAAACTTGTGATACCATTTTGCAGAACAACAAAACTGTGTTGTTCATCAAGGTATTCTTTGTCAGGGATTATCTGTGTACCAAGGCATGTCTTCACACCAAGGTTCTTCTTGATACAATCCCTCGCTAATTCAATCACTGCTTTGTTATGTCTCTCTAAAAATATGAGGACATCACACCCCACGATTGAACTAATCTTGTCGTCGTAATATATCTTTGTCATTCGCTCTCCTTTTTTCTATCATCTGTTGAACAACTTCCGCACTATCGAAAGTTAATCCTGTCCATTCTGGAATAGGTTCATACTTATCTACTGGTCCAATATAAACTGTCACCATCCCATCATCATCGACGGCTAGGTATGTAAAGGCGTCTGATAT